GGGCCGACGGGAATCTCCCACGACATCGGGAAGCCATCGAGGTACATGACCGCCGTGACATCGCCAAGCTTGACGTTGCAGAAATTCTCCACGTGCGCAATTGCGGCCTCGCGCAGCGCCTCGATGAGCGTGTCCTCGTCGTCGTGATCCACGCGCAGGTGCGCCTTCAAGTCGGCGGTGGTAATGATGTCGGCAGGCGTGGCCGAGCTGGTGTATTCGATGGCGTAATGCATGGCCCCAAATTACGAAAGGGCCGCAACTCGAAAGTTGCAGCCCCTTCTATGATGCAGCGAGGTTAATATCAGTCGCCGAGGATGTTCACAGCAGATGCTGGCAACGCTCCGAGCGCACCTGCGCGGCGCACTTTTGCGTCGAAGAAGGTGTCCACGACAATCTTGATGTTGCCTTCCGAGCGCAACGTGTATTGATCGACAGTGACATCGAGGCCGCCCCACATCGCGTGGAACATATCCGACCAATCACCGAAGTAGACAAACTTGAGCGCGTCCCATCCGGTCGCAGCGCCGAGCGCAACGTCTGCGCCTCCGTCAATGAGCTGCGATGCGTACACCGCGCCTGCGTTGATGCTTGGCACGCTGCCTGACGTGATGAGGTCGTAGCCCAGCATCCGTCCGTCCTTGACGAGCGCGTCAACGCTGCTGACGTTGGCCAAGCTCATGAGGTGCGCGACGATGGTCGGGTGCGCAACGAATTGCGTGTTGTTCTCTGCGCCGTTTGCGGTGATGGTCGCCCACAAGTTGCGGATGTCGGCTGCGGTCGTTGCAAGCAAATCGTTCGTGCCGGTTTCAGTTCCAAGCACCACCGTGCCCGTGCCGCCTGCGAGTGCAGTTGCACCGCCTACGCCGTGGATTGCGTTCAGGGCAATCTTATCCTTGACGTTCGCGATTGAGCGGCCAAAGTCGGCAGCGATCACGTCCATCATGTTGCCGGACGTTTGGAAGAACGCCTGGCGGGTCACCTTCATTTGCTGACCGATGCGCTGCGGGGTCAACGTCTGAGCAGCAAATGCGCCGGTGTTGCCGGTGATGGCTGCACCTTCTGCTGGTTCTTCTGCTGCGTCCGTTGGCAACGATGGGAGCTTGATGTCGCCGGTGAACCCTTGCAGCTCGGTTGCGCCGAGGCGGTTGAGCAAGCTGTTTGCACGCAATGCGCCGACCAAGGTGAGAACGTCCGTGCCAACAGTCGTCACAGCAGCGTCAACGCCTGACTGTGTTGCGTCCACGCCGTACACGCCCGCCCGCTTTTGCAGGATTTCGTCGGCTTGACGGAGCAAGGATGCAGGGATTTGCAGCTCGCCCATTTGAGCGGATGAGCCGAGCTTGCTGATTTCAGCGCGGGCTTCCTGCGCCATCTCGGCCTCAAGGCCGGTCAGCTTGCCTTCAGCGGATTCACGCAACGCCTTGCCCAAGCTGTACGACCGGACGGCCTGCTCAAGTTCGGTGTCCTTGGCCTTTGCCACAGGTGCGGCGGCGGCTTGCGCTTTCATGCGTGCTTCGACCTTCGTCAATGCATCGCGCTGCTCCTCGGCGGCTTCGATTTTTGACAGCATTTCTTGCGTGCTCTTCAACTCTTCTGAGTCGAGCGCGCGCTCTTCTGCTGCGGCCACGTCCTTGACGCTCCGCAGTTGCGCGTCCAGCTGGTCAATGTACCGCTGAGCGTCTTGGGAGGATTTGAAATTCATCCGTTGAGGGATTTGGGGTTGATTATCTGCGGGCAATTTACGCACCTCTTCAGAAATGGTCGGCGCGGGTGGTTCTGCGGTTGGTTTGGGCTGCTCCTTGGCGGCCTCAAATTTGGATCGTGCCGATACCGACGTGGTCGGATAGGCAGGGTAAGTGACGGGCGACACGTCGAATAAACGCGCGACCTTCGTCACCGTGCGCAGGTTCTGCTCTTTGTCCACCTCTTCCTCGGCCACGGTAAACGCAAACGACATCTCGCTGATGTCACCGCGCTTGACGGCTTCGTACACATCGCGGCTGGTTTGCGTGTCACTCAGCGTGGCGCGCGTCCACAGTCCCTGCGCATCGACCGAAAGCTCCAGCGTGCCGTTTGTCGTCCGAGCGAGCGGCAAGCCGTCGTGATTGAGCAAATAGCGCACATCGTCGCCAAGTGAGTCGTCAAAAGCACGAACCGCAATGCGTTCGCGAAAGTAGCCGAGGTCGGTGATGTCGTTGAACGTTGCGGCGTAACCTTCGAGCACCATCGGCTCATCGGCGGCGCGCACTTGCATCGTGCGCACTTCGACATCCTCGCCGTATTTAGCGCGGATTTCGCGCTGGAATTCATCCTTGTTTTTCATCGCTTGAGATTTTAGCGCTGTATTCATCCAATTTGCTCAGCGCGATTTGGTTGACTTGAACGGTGAACACGTCGCCACCTTCGCCGATGCGGTTGAGGCCCTCGGCTCGGCGCACTTCGTCCCGGTTCATCCATCCCACATTCAGCGCCTGGGTGTAATAGGCAGCACGCGCGGCGGTGTCGCCTCGCAGCAGGTCGCTCATGTCGTAGCGTGCCATGAATTGGCCTCTGTCCTCTTCGTACACAAGTTTCGCGTTGATTTCCTGCTCGATGCGGCGCGTAAGTGGCGCGATGGTGTACTTGGCGAATTGGATGGCCTGCTGCTCGGTGTTGCTGTACGTTGTATTTGACTGCACGCCCACAAGGGAGGGAGGCACGCCGAAGATTCGGCAAATTTCTTGGTTTTGGAAATCGCGCTGCTCCTTCATTTGGGCAGCTTGGGGATCCACGCCCATGCGGCTGTACTTAAACCCAAACGGCAGCACCTTCGTGCCGAGTTTCTTGCCGCTGTTGTTCCAGCTATTTTCCACGATGTCGAGCTGCTCCTTGCGCATCGGCTGCTCTGGCGTGAGCACGCCGGTCATGTTGCCGCTGTTGCCAAAGAATTCCGCCGCGAACTGCTGCGCTGCCTTTGCGAGGCCAAGCGTCTCACGGTGCAATTCAATCGGTGAAACTCGGTACATCGCATGGATGCACAGCATATCGTTCTGAAAATAAACGCCATCGCTCTCAATCTCGTACATCGTGCGGTCGGCGACCAATTTCACGCGCACGCGCTTGGGGTTGATGAGTTCAAGCGCAAGCGGCCTGCCTGCGCGGTTGCGGTGAATCTTGGCGTAACCCTTGCCGTAAATGAGCATCATCGTGACAATCGTCTCCCAAAACTCGTACGCTGTCAAATCGTCGGCGGGGCGCTCGCTAATGAGCAGGTGCGCTGGGTGGCTGTCGTCGATTACGAGGTCGCCGTCCGGCTCCTTGCGCACAATGCCGAGCTGCATCTGCGCGCAGGTGGATGCGATGCGCTGAACGCACGCGTAAACCGTCGAAAGCGCCAGGGCGTTGTCGGTGTCGATGACCGGGCCGGCTTCCGTTGGGAGGCCGCGCAGGTGGGTTGCGAAATCGCTTGAACCTGTCCAGCCCACAGCCCAATTCGCCATGCGCTGCCGCAATTTGTCGAGTACTGCCATGCGGCCAAATTACGACAGATTCAGAACCTCGAAGATTTGCTCGCCTGTGTCGCTCTTCATGTGCTCGCCGATGGCCATGACAAGGGCAACAATGGGGTCGATTTTGCCGCCGCTCTTCTGCTTGTCCGGCTTGATGTTGCCTGCGGGATCGGTTCGGAGCGTGACATTGGACAGCGCCCACCGCAGAATCGGGTCGCCATCGTGCCAAATCTTGCCTTGACGCACCAAAATCTCGAGCTGTTTGGTCGGTGCAGACATTGAAACAAACCCCTGACCGAACGGCACAATGGGCGCGCCGTCGTCGGCGAGGTCGATTGCAATCTGCGTTGAGTTGTAGCGGTCGAATGCAATGGCCTGCACGTCATCGCGGTGCATTAGCCCCTCATCGACCTCAAGTGCACCGTCCACCATGTGCACGCCCGTAACGAGGCGGCGGATGCTGGCGTAATCCGTTACGTTGCCGTCGGTAATGTGGGCGTTTGGCATCTCGGCGAGGTGCTTGTATGGGTGCGACGGGTTTGACATCAGCACCTCCCGCACGGTGTCCGATGGCATGAAATAATGACCGCGCACGTAATAGCCGCCATCGTAGGGCCAAACCTGAACAAGCGCCGTCATGTCGCTCACGCTCGCAAGGTCAAGACCCACCCAGCACGGCCCCTGCGCGTCGATGTGCGCCACCTTGCAGCCCATCCACGCCTCGTCCGGAATCCATGTAGCCTCAGCGTGAACTTGTTGGTTCAGTCGCTTGGTTTTGAATTCCACCTCCTTGCTGCCGCCCTGATTGAGTGCCTGCTTGAACTCCCTGCGCATCTCGTCGATGTTCATCGCATCGTTCAGCGATGGGTTTGCCTTAATCCACGTGCTTTCATCCTTCCAATCGTCGTCAGGGTCAAGCTCGTAAATGAGCGCAAACTGCGCATCGTCCTTCACCACGCCGTCGAGCACCTTGCGGCAGTAGGTTTTTAGCTCGGTCAGCGGCCCGTTGAGGTTGAACCCCTCGGTGGTAATGGTCAGGTGCAAGGCGTTCGGGCGCTGACCTTGCGACGATTTCAGCACGTTGAAAACGTGGTCGTTGGGGTGCGCGTGATATTCGTCGATGCAGGCAAGGTGCGTGTTGAGACCGTCGAGCGAATCGTGGTTCGCGCCGAGGTAGGTGAGCACGCCGCCGCCTTTCTTGGGTGTGATGTCGTGCTTTTGCATCTTCAGGTAATTCTTCACCACGGGTGACGCGTTGCCCATGTGAAAACAGTCGTTGAATGCGATTTTTGACTGATCGCGCTTCGTCGCACAGTAATAAACCTCCGGTGACGGCTCTTGGTCAAAGCACATCATGGCCAAACCGATGCCCGCTGCGAGCGTTGTCTTGCCGTTTTTCCGTGCAATCAAAATCAGCGCGTAGTGAAAGCGGCGCGTGCCGTCGGGGTTGAACCATCCAAACAGGTTCCAAATCGCGAATTGCTGCCACGGCAGCAGCTCGAACGGCTGCCCTGCAAAGCCGGATTTGTAGTGTTTAAGCGCGACCGGGAAGAATTTGCAGTATGCGGCGGCTGCCTTTGGGCGGAATTCAAGCCCGGTGTCGTCCTGTTCGTCCAAATCCCGCAGGTA